CTACTGTTGAAAGTTGACCAGGATTCTCAAAAAGACTTCTTGAGTAGTTTTATTAATGGTTACATTAAGCCTCGCTTTGATCAGTCAAAATCCATGGATGAATTTATTAGCTATTTAGACGTAAAAGAAGAAGAGCAAAATATTTTCCAATCTCAATCTGTTGTTAATAAATTAAAGCAGGTTGCAGAGTTAAGAAGTAATGCAATGTTAAGTTTTTACAAAACAGCAGAAGCCGCTAAAAAAGGTTTTGATGCTGATTTTTATTTGGATCCAGTTTCCAAAGCCACTAAAGACTTGACAACAACACAAAAATTAGCGTATGAAAACCAAAAAGCAATTGTTGATGCGGACTTTGAAGCTGCCAGGAACGGGCGTAGCTCTAATGGAATTGACTGGGCAACAGAAGCTTATCGTTATGGATATGAAGGAACCTACAAGACTGATCCTAAGGTATTTGCTAAGCTACACTATCAAACCCTTGGATCTACCGGACAATTAAAAGACTCCTCCGGAAACATGATTGTACTGGATCCAGCTGAAGATATTTTAGGATACAACGAATTACAGAAAAAAATTACAGCAGCAACCGAAGAATTTGCAGATTCTATTTTGTCGTCTGTTAGTCCCGAAAAAAACAAAGAAGAATGGGATAAGATCCTTAAGCAGATTGGTCTTGAAGGCGAAGACGCTACCGTTGAAAACGTAAGGAAATATTTAATTGAGTCGTTTAGAACAGAAGAAGCAAAAAATATTCGCGAGAGCATCAAATATTTAAACGAACAAAAGGAAACGTTAAACCAAGAAAAACTTGGCGTTAGCTACATTGAAAGAGAGGCCGATAAAAAGGATATCAGCGCCGAACCGGAAACCCAGCTTTATCAAATCTTTAAATCGGCTGGGTTTGCTGGTAGTGAAGATGATTTTTATACCAACTTCATGCCAGATGTAGACAGAGAAGAGCAGAAGGTTTTAAGTAAGTCAATGTCAGGGGAAGGCTTGACAACAGAAGCCCTGGATCTTTCAGATCCTTTTACTGCGTTTTCAAGCATCTCCAACTTCTTTGACCAACCTGAAGAAACAACTACTACAACAAAGAAAACTACAGATGCTACAAAATCTTCCTATTTTAATATATTTGGAGGAGACGAAGAAGAGCCGCCGGCAAAATCAAAAGCTGCTCAATCTATCCTTGGTGAATTTACTTCCATGTTTAAAGGTTTTAGCTGATGTCTGAAAAAGCACGGAAAGCGGCTTCTGCGGCAAAAATACACAAAGATTCAATGGAATGCAATAAGCCAAGGCGCGACGTGCAGGGTGGCAAGAAGTCTGTTGTAAAAGCATGTGAAGACGGGCAGGAAAAAATTGTGCGTTTTGGAGATGCCAACATGGAAATCAAAAGGGACAACCCAGAGCGACGTAAGAATTTCCGTGCACGGCACAATTGCGACGAGCCTAAGAACAAGCTGACGGCTGGCTACTGGTCGTGCAAAGCCTGGTGATACGCGCTAAGCTTTTGACGTTGATACCCCAACACCATGGCAAAACCCAAGTCAACCGCACTGGTAAAAATTGAAGCCAAGCCTAAGCTCACTCGTCAAGGAGATGGTAAGCATTCCAAGCCCAGCCATGGTCGCAAGCTGAGCAGGGGTCAGGGCAAGTAATCTAAATTAGTGTGTATGATTGGGAGTAACGATAGTTGCTCCCATGTCAGATTTTAGTGAAGCAGTACGCCTCATCTGCAAGCATGAGGGGTTCAACGAAAAGGCGTATGCAGATCCCGTGACTGAAGCGGATCCTTACACCGTTGGTTTTGGTACACAGTTTTACCCAGATGGCGAACCGGTAAAACGTGGGCAGCTCTGTACAAAACACAAAGCCATGGAGTATCTGTACCATGAGCTGGCAGTATTAGACCAGAATCTTGAGAAGCTGAACCTGGGGCTAGACACTTATATGCGCCAGGCCTTACTCTCGTTTATTCATTCGGTCGGATGGGAGTCTTTCCTTTACAGCGCTATTCCAGATCTTGTTGAAATTGAAGACTGGCCTGGTGCTGTTAAAGAAATGAATCAGTGGATCTATGACTACTACCACAATGTCGTTGGTGGTATGGTAGAGCGCCGGCGGGATGAGGTTGATCTGTTTCTTCGAGACATTAAGACGGTGCCGCGTGAAGCCACAGACCTTTTACTGGCTGCTTTCCGTACTTACACTGCTGCTCCCCACGAAGTTAAGGCGATCAGGAAGCTGGAGGAAAGTACGAGCCCCTATGATCTGGCTCAGTTTGCCAATAATTTCAAACTTTCCCAAAACCCCTGGAGCGAGGCCACTCATGAAGAGGTGGACGCTATCTTTAATGTGTAGACTTAGAATACTTTTATTGACCCAATGAAGGAATCAATGGAACGTTCGGTAGAACCACAGCAGTTTGAACTTCCATTGGAACTTCAATTTGCCATGCGTAAGGCCGAATTGCAGGCCGAAGAAATGACATGGGATGAGTTGTATGCAGCTCTTCTGAACCTTTATCATCAACGCTTGATGGAATGGCAAGCAGTCAAGGAAATCTTGGCGGATGAAAATATTACTATTGACTTTGGACAACCGACAGACTTGGAACTAGCACAACTCGCCGCCGCCTGCATTGCAGACGACGACGAAGAAGATGACGAGGATGATTACCTTCAGCCCTTTTGAGCTGATTCATCTAGTGCAATGAGGCGGTTTAGATACCACTGAGCTTTCTTCAGTGATTCTACGCCGCCTTTCTGGCGTTCACGCCATTGGTACTTAACGCAATTTCCTTTGAGGTAGCCTCGGTACTCTTCTGGAGTGAGCTGAGCTTCAATTGCTTCAATGCACTCAATTGCACCAGAAGCATAATGAGGGGGATGATTGACCAGGTCGATTGGAGTCTCCATATCAACAAAGACGGGTTTTGCCCATGGCACAGGACAAACCCCATCTTTACAACCGGTATCTTCTTCTACAGGAGCAAAGAAGTCTTTCCAGTCCTTCAGCGCATTAGTCCCTTGCGGCGCAGGGACAGTTGCTTTTCCTTTTCCGGTACTGTTTCCAGTTCCAGTACTAGTGCTTTCGGTTTTGGGGAAGAGGTCGGGTACTGGGAGAGTGCTTCCTCCATCGAGGGAATCAAACCCGTCGTTCCGGGCCGTCCGCCCTCGATTGCCAGATTTGTCCTCGGCCTGTCGTCCTGACATGCAACTAATCCTCTGTTGTACATGTCATACAATGGTACATCATTTTCCTCATTGGCGAGAGGTGCACCAAATGTCTCAAGAGACAAGCAACGACACATCACTTCGTCGTAAACGTTTTGATCCCAAAACGGATCGGAGTCCATGTATTGATGCATGATATAAAACCTTTGTGTTGGCTCTAGTACAATATTATCACGGACATTGTGGGCTAAATATTAAAATGCAGCGACGTGGAGTAACCACTGGCAGCTCTGGTGCTGAGCTTAGTGATCTTAACCCTGAGCACAGTTATGACATTGACGTTCGGCGCCTGGATCCAGAAGAACGTCAAGTTGCTGAACGTTCAAACGCAGCACAGCCTGGGATTGCAAAATATTTTCGTGCAGCTAAAGCAGCCGGTAAATTTCAACAATCAAGCCAAATAAATGAACTCACTTCAGCCTATCGAGGTGACAGGATAGGCCGAGGTGGGAGCACTAATTATGCAGACAAACCTACCGATCAATTCGGCAAATATTTTGTCTAAGCCTTAGGAAGCACAACTTCTTTTTGTTGGTTCTGATACTTACCCTTACGGTCTTGATAAGTAACATCGCAGGGGTTGCCGCGATAGAACAGCAGTTGCGTAACGCCTTCATCTGCGTAAACGCGATTAAACAACCCAGTGCAGTTGCTGATTTCTAAGGTCAGGTAACCTTCCCACCCAGACTCCGCAGGGGTGATGTTGACCAGGATCCCAGACCGTGCGTAGGTTGATTTACCGACCGCAACAACGGTCACATCCCTGGGCAGCTTAAGCCGTTCTTGCGCCACGCCAAGGCAGTAACCGTAGGGAGGCAGCAGGAAGTACTGGCCTTTCTCGTCCTCCAGCAATTCGGCAGGAGTAAGAATTGTCTCATCAAACGCTTTGGGATCGCAATCACCCTTTTGAATGCGGCCAAAAATCAAGCATTGCTTGGGCGACAAGCGGATGTCGTAACCATATGAGCTAAGGCCATAGCTCAAGATACGGCGCCCATCTTCTTCGCTGACAAGGCGATCCTGGAACGGCGTAATCATTTCTTCCGTTTCTGCCAGGTGCTTGATTTCGCGGTCGCAAAGAATGCTCATGGGTCGTTTCAATCGTTTATCAGTATATCGAACTTAGGCAAGCACTCGTCCTTTTTCGCTGTAAATGTCAATAAATTTCTGGGTGGCCGCAGCGGAATCATTCATTGGTTGCAAGTACACCAAGAAGGATGTGCACGTTTTGTGGACTGTCACACCAGTGCTTGAATTTCGGAACAATCTTGGCGGTGTCTTTAAAATGCACATAGGAAAGTCAAAGATCCTTTGGTCATATCGGATCATTTCCAAGCAGTTTGTAAAGTACAAGCCTTGTTCAATGCTTCCGTTCAACCAATTGCCGTACAGTTTTTTGAACCAGAGGGCATGAGAAGAAATCAAAGTGGGAGACGTAGCTCTTGTTTTTTTCCACCTATCATTTTTCTTGTCCCAGAAGTAGGTGCCACTTGGAGGAAATAAGTAGACCTTGCCGAACCAGTCCTGACAGTTGATGGCATCATCCTGTGGAGTGTAATACTTATCAGCATTGACATATTCGTTTGCCACCTTGGAACTGGCAACATCTAGATCAATGTTTCCAAGTAGTGCGTGAGCAGCCTGCACCAAGTCTTTGTTGGTGATCAGCTCAATGTCTTCAACACTTTTTCTAATGTCTGGAATTGACATCAGTCCTCCGAGACACTGTTGTAATCCACTTCAAAATACCGAATTCCTTCTTGATCATTAATTACGTAACCAGCTTTTTCCGTTGGATCAATTTTTTGTGCGGCCTCAAGAATACGCCGAAAACTTTCTGCAAGGTCACCATTATTACCTTGCTCACACTCTTCTTGGGCACTGTGGATTTCTTTGAGTGTCCAAAAGAACATGGAGCGTTCTTTGTTGTCAGGCTGGAACACCATTACGCCTGGGCCTTCATGCTCCCAGAATTGGCAATACTGTTGTCCCATGTCGCCAAGGATTAACCGCACTGTTGCGTTCAGCATGCGTGCCTTGGTTTGATCCATATCAGGACCAATGGTTGCCGCAATTAATTTTTCACGCCTGCTCATGATTTAATAAATGCTGTCGGTTTAACGAATCAAGAAGTTTTGGTAAGGGTTGATAGATGACTACAAGCTTACCAAGGTTTCCACGTTTTTTTACAAGCTTGCCCCTTTCATCCCTTAGCTTATCAAATTCACCTGACCGAATCAAATATTCGGCTACACAACGCAAGCGACGTTTAAGGGGCAATTCTGCTAACGGAAATTTACCACAGATTGTATCTGGTTGCATGTTTTTGAATGCCAAACGCAATCGATTTGCCAATGTCATATTGGAATTGGCATCTTCCTCTTCGTAGTTCCTGATGATTTCCAGGTAACGCCTAAGGCATTTATCATCAAACGAGCCACTGGGCGGTAAAAAATCATTTACTTGCAACACCACAGAAGAAGGCAGCAAGGCTTCATGGTTCTTAATGGTGATGGAATCAATGTCAACTCCCTCTAAACGATGTGTTCTCAAGGTAACGGCCCCCGATCAACAAGCGTATACATATCAGTTCTTCTGAAATCAAGCTGAGTAACTTCTTTATTTTTGGCAAATGAAGCTACTAATTGATTCCACGGAATTCGAATAACCGCTTTTTTGGCAGGATCTGGAGTGACATTGACATAGTGGATGCCCTCAGTCCAGCCTTTACCTGGGTTTTTTTTGCCGGAAGAAATCCAATTTCTAATGGTTTGGTCAGAGATCCCAAGTCGTTGGGCACATTCTTCTGTCGATACGTACTCATCGGCAAAAGCCTCTGGATTGACTATGTCAGTTTCTTCATTGGCATAGCGTGCATGCCACATAGATGCAAGGATATTTCTTATACCCTTTAATTCTTTGGCAATGTCTTCAAGGCTTTTACGTAGTCCGTACTGCATACCAACATATCTTCTGTTTAAATGCTAATCTATAGGAAAATAATTTGCGATCATGGAAGATCAAATTCCCCCCAGCCAAGTGCCAAGTCAACCGGCAGTAGAAGGTCAAATCACAGCAGGGAT